CCTTCGCGCACGGAACGGTGCCCAAACGGGAGACTTGCGCAATGACGCAAATGAATGAGCGGCCCCAGGACGTCGGGCGGACCCATCGGCGACGTGGCGCGCCATCGCCCGAGACGGCGGAGCTCCTGACCGCCTACCAGGACGCCATGCGGACCGAGCTCCGGGCGCTCCTGGTCGAGATCCGCGGCAAGGTGCCCGAGCCTGGGCTCGGCCTGGTCGCTACGGAGCCGGTACGGCCGGCGATCGAGGCGCGTCGCGCGCTATGGGCGCTCGCGATCCAGCTAGGTCGCGAGCTCGGCTCGGCGATCGACGCCGATCCGGTCCCGGTCACGGCCGAACCGGGGCCCCGAGCTCGCCGGCGGCCGGTCGATTTCGGATGATCCCGAGCGACCGGACCGAGGCGCTGGATTGTCCACATGAGGACATCACAACATATCGCTTCTCAGACGAGGGCCACGAAACATTCGGGCAGGTTGCCTTGTGGGCCTGTGCCGCGTGTCTCCGCAGGTTCGGCCCCCTCGCCGCCACCCCACACCCTTCGGTGGAGGCGGACGCGGCGTGGTTCGAACGCCGTGCTGACCTACAGGACGCCATCATCGAGGCCGTCCGCAATCAGGACGGCGTGGCCGGTATCAAGGCGTTTGCCGCCTACGAAGCCGCCATCCGGGGAGCGGCCCCAACTGCTAATCCACGGCTAACTTCGGAAGATTTAGCCCCGACGTGAGCACCCCGAGCGACCGGACCGAGGCGCTGCCACCCCTGCTATCCGAGTGAGGCGCGGCTATCCGGTCCCGCGCTGGCAGACGCCACTCCCGCCGAACGTCGCCGGGTCCTACGGGCCGGCCGTAGAGGCTTGGGCCCGAGCCGAGCTCGGGATTGTGCTCGACCGATGGCAACGGCGGGCGCTGAATCGGGCGCTCGCGCACGACGGCGCCGGGCGGCTCGTGCACCGTCTGTACCTGATCTCCACGGCACGCCAGAACGGCAAAACGGCGCTCGTGCGGGCCCTGATCGGATGGGCCCTGACGGCGCGAGTGGTCCCGCCGTGGGCGACCATCGCCGGCCTAGCCCACGACGCGACCCAGGCGCGTATTCCGTATCAGGCCGTCGCACAGGATCTCGCGCCGATGGCGCGCCGGCTCGGGCCCGTTGGCCGCGGCGGCTTGGCTCTGACCCGGTATCTCGGCATCCGCTCGGAGGTGTACGGCCGGCATCGCGAGTACAACGTATTCAGCCGAGAGGCCCGCAACGCCATCCGCGGCACGTCAAACGATCTTGTCATTTTTGATGAGGTGCGGACACAGATCGACCTAGAGACGTGGTCGGCGGTCGAGCCGACCACGACGGCGCGTCCTGACCCACTGATCATCGGTATTTCGACCGCCGGCACCGAGCGCTCTGTTCTGCTCCGTATGTGGTTCGATCGTGGGTTACGGATCATCGCCGGCGCCGAGCCGGCTGGCGGATTCGGCATGACCTGGTACGCGCCTGCCGATGACCTGGCGCCCGACGATCCCCGCGCCTGGCTCGCCGCGAATCCGTCGATCGCCGATGGCCGGCTCGACCCGCATCGAATCCGCGACGCGATCGCGTCGCTCGGGCCTGGCGCGTTTCGGTCGGAGCGTCTGAATCTGTGGAGCGATGCCGTAGATGAGCTCCTGCCGCCTGGGCTATGGGTCCTGTCACGGGCCGAGCAGCCTGACGCGCACGGCGCGGCGATCGTGCTCGGCGTCGACGTCGCGCCGACCTGGCGACGCGCGACCGTCGCGGTCGCGTTTCTGACCGATACGGGCGCCTGGTACGGGATCGCCGGCGAGCTCGACGCGTCGCGCACCTCCGCGGCGACCGTGTCGCCGGGTGAGCTCGCCGCGCTGCTCGATGCGCTCGCGAGGGACTGGCACCCGGCCGCGGTCGCCTACAGCGCGACGGCGGCCGCGGCGCCGACCCTCGCAGCCTGGGCGGAGCGGAGCCGGGTCCGCGGTATCCCGCTCGGCGCACGGGAGATCCGGGCCGCGTCGGAGCTGTGGCGGTCCGAGACGGTCGGCCGCCGGCTGATGCACGCGGATGACCCGGTGCTAGATCGACAGATCCGCGTCGCTCGTCCGAATGTGCCGATCGAGGCGGGAGGGTGGTTCCTGTCGGTCCGAGATTCCAGCGGCGAGGTTGACGCCGTCCGTGCGGGCGCCTGGGCCGCCTGGGCGGCCATCGCTCCGCCTGACCGGCCGCCGGCGCCGAATATCCACGTTTGAGGCGTCCTGGGGCGTCTGGCGAATTTCTACTGGATTCGTGTCAAAATTCGGTGTATCGTGACCGGGTGAGCGGCCACAAGCGCAAGCGCAGGCGCCAGGGTCAGGAGGTGACGACCCCTGAGCAGCCGACCCTGGCGCGACGCCACACCTTCAGCGCGGGGCTCCTGGGTCACGATCTCACCGCGTCGTCATGGCTCGTCAACGTGTCCGAGCAGACGATTCTAGGAAGCGACACGGCGATGGCGTGCGTGATGAAGATCGCCGATGCGATCGCCGGCGCCCCGATGGGTGAATGGGTCGGCAATGAACGGGTGCCATCGTCTGACCTGGTCCGCCAGCCCATGAGCTCGCTAAGTCAGTGGGAATGGAAGTGGCGCGTCGCCGCGACCCTGACCCTCTATCGCTACGTCTACCTGCTCGACCCCTTCGGCGGTTCGCCTCCCGTGTCCCTGGTCCCGCTGGCGCCGTCGCAAGTGACCAATACCGGCGGCAAGCTCTACGTTGACGGGCGCCCACTGTCCGATGCGGCACGCCTGTACCAGTGGCGTCGGGCCGCCTGGCCGTCCCTCTCGCCCGACGTCGCGTCGGCGATCGTGCTCGCGCGAGAGACGTTCGCGGCCGCGATGGCGGCCGGCGCCTATCAGTCGGATTTTTGGCAGCAAGGCGGCGCCCCGGTGACGGTCCTGGTCAGTGACCAAGAGATTGAAAATACCGTGGCCGACGGTATCCGCGACCGCTGGGTAGAGATGCGGACGTCGTCGCCAGGCAAGCCGGCCGTTCTGAGCAAGGGCGCCAAGCCGGTAGCGTTCGGCGCCGATCTCGGCACCGACGGCGCCGGTCGCTCGATGGACAAGATCAATGCGGCGATCGCCCGACAATTCGGCGTCCCGCCCAGCCTGGTCAACGTCGCCGCGGAGACGGGCTCGCTGACCTATCAGACGACGGAGCAGGAGGGAATTCATTTCGCCCGCTACACCTTGCAAGGCTACGCGGATTGCATCGGCGACAGTCTGTCGCTCCTGCTCCCTGGCCCGAATGAGGTTCGCCTACGGCTCGACCGGGTGACCCAACCCGAGCTCTTGGCGAGGTTTCAGGCATACGAGATCGCGCTCGATGCGGAGGGTCATCCGGGCTGGCTCACCCGTGACGAGATCCGCGCGCTAGAGGGCCTGCCGCTCGGCGAGGCTGTCGCGCAGCCGGCGGCGCAGCGGGCGCCGTCCCTGGCGGCCATCGCATGACGGAGCCGATGCACTCGATCGAGGGTATCGACGTCGCCGTGCGCGATGCCGCGGCCGCGGGAGACGGCCGTACGATCGAAGGGATCGCCGTCACGTATGGGCAGCCGGTCCGCGGCCGGACCCGCGAATACGGCGACGCGGTCGAGACATTCGAGCAGGGTGCGTTTCGCGACGTGGTCGAGGCCGTCGCGCGGGGCGAGCGAATCCCGATCGTTGACGAGCACAACGGCGAGGTCGTCGGCTACGCCGATCGACTCGCCGACGGGCCCGACGGGCTCCGGTTTGCGGGCCGGCTCCTGACGAGCACGGCGGCCCGAGATTTCGCGGAGCGCGTCGGCGCCCGCGTCATGCGAATCTCCGTGGAATTCCTACCGGGTGAGATCCGGCGGGCGGCGCATGCCGTCACCCATACGAGAGTCAGGGCGCTCGGCGCCCTGGCCGGCAGCTATTTCCCCGCATATGCGGGAACAAGCGCGAGTGTTCGCGCAGTGGAGGACCCCCCGATGCCCGAGATCACGGAGCCTGTCATCGAGGCCGTCGCGACGCGCGACGCCGACCCGTCACCGCCGGTCACGGCGCCGGCGGCCGTCTCGACCGCGGAGGTCGAGCGCATCGCGACCGAGATCGCACAGAGCGTCATGCGCTCATTCGCCGAGCGCGGAGTGATGGGCGCCCCGACCGTCGACCCGTTCGCCGAGTGGCGCGGACTGTCGCTCGGTCAGATGGCGCAGCGGACGCTTGGCGTCGGCGAATTCGAAGGCCGCGGCCAGGCGCGGGCCGATGCCGGATGGCTCGGCCTGGCGACCCGGACCGTCGCCGACACGGTCACCACGTCCGGCGCGAATGCCGGCATGGTCACGCCTGGCGTCGTGACTGAGGTGCACGGCATCGTGTCCCGCGGTCGGCCGGCGATCGCCGCATTCGGCGGCCCGCGGCCGGTGCCCACCGAATCCGGTATGTCGATCGACTGGCCGTACTTCGACGGCACGTTGTCGTCCCTGGTCGGAGCGCAGTCCGCGCAGAAGGCCGAGATTACGTCGGCGGCGGTCGACGTCAAGAAGGGTACCGAGGCCCTGAACACCTACGCCGGCGGCTCGGATATCAGCTACCAGCTCCTCCGCCGATCGACGCGCCCCTACCTCGATACCTATTTCGCGATCCTGCTCACGGCCTGGGGCGTCGTGACCGACGCGGCGTTCGTGACCGAGCTCGAATCGGGCTCCGTTACCAGCGATTTCGCCGAGGCCCTGTCGGGCGTCGATGCGACCGAATTCAAAAACCTCTTGGTCGACGCGAGCATCGCCGTTCAGACGGCGACCGGCCTGCCGGCCGAATTCGCGCTCGCATCGACAACGGCATTCACCCAATTTGCCAAGCTCTATACGCCGATCGTGTCGCAGCCGTCGATCGCGAATACGGGGCTCGGCGCCGTCGATCTCGCCGGCCTGAACGTCAACGTCGGCAATATCCCGCTCATCCATGTCCCGTCCATCACGGCCGGCAAGATCATTGTTAGCAACCGCCAGGCGGCCGCCTGGTACGAGGATGGTCCATTTCAGGCCCAGGACGAGGACGTTATGCATTTGGGGCGTGACGTCGCGATTTGGTCGATGGGCGCCGGCGCCCGGTTCATCCCGGCCGGCATCATCGAAATGTACGACGTCACTCCGTGATCAGGCTGTTTGCCGGCGTCGGCAAGGACAAGGACGGCAACAAGCTACCGCCCATCGAGGTTCCGTCGGAAGCCCGCGTCGGCGGTCAGGAGCTCGTGCTAGTCGCGCGTCCTGTCGCCGGCCGGACCGCGGCGGCCGCCAAGCCGAAGCCCGCCAAAGGTCGCTAGTCATGCCACTCGGCTATGTGACAGACGAAGCGATCCTGACGGAGGTTCTAGGCGGAGCGGACCCGACCGACGCGCAGTCGGATCGGGCTAGGATCTGCGCTGACGCCGTTAGCGCGGCGATTGACACGGCGCTGAATGGCTACGTCGTCGAGGCGGACAGCGCGGCGGAATCGGAGCTTGCGCGCTCGGCGCTGCTCGACGGCGTCGCCGCGTACCAGGCATTCGACGCGCCGTCAGGGGTCCTGACCGTCGGTCCGGACGGGGCCCCTGTACGGCTCCCTGTCGATATCCTCCGCGCGTCCTGGCCGGCCATCCGTCGATACGCGATCCCTGGCATCGGATGACGCTCGCCGAGCTCCGGGCGGATCTCGCCGATGCGCTCGGCGACGCGGGCGCTCGCGTCAGTAGCCGACCAGGCGCCGAGGCGGTCCCGTACGCCCTGATCTACGGTCAGGGCGTCGCCGCTCGACCGGGCCCCGGCGGCAGTCGATACGCGACCTTCCGCATTGTCCTGGTCGCTGGCAAGGCCGACCAAGCTGCCATGACCGCGGAGCTCGGCGAGCTCGTGGTCCGGGTCCTGACCGCGCTGTGGGGCCGCGCGGGCTGGGTCGTCGGCGACGCGGGCCCCGACACGATCCGGACGCTGGGCGGCGCCGATTATCTGACCGCCGACGTCACGGCAACGGCTCTATTCATCCCCGCCATCCCGACCTGATAGGAGGACCCCAATGACAGCGAGTGTTCCGCAAATCCCCAAGATCGTCACATTCAGCCTGGGCGGGACGGACTTTTCGCAGGACATCATCGACGCCGAGGTGGTACCGACCCCAGGCGCGGCCGCCGTCGTGACAACGCTCGATGGCGTCGTACACCAGGACGTCGCGACCGAATCCTGGGCGCTCCGTCTCAATTGCATCCTCGATTGGGACTCGGGGCGTCCTGGCCTGGCGTACTACCTGTTTGCGAACAAGGGAACGAGCGTCGCGTTCATCTACAACGCGCATGGCACGGGCGCCGAGTCCGCGTCGTCGCCGAAGATGACCGGGACCTGTCGGCTGATCCCGCTCCCCTACGGCGGCGACGGCAACGCCTACGCCGAGGCGGAGGTCCTGCTCCCGATCGCCGGTACACCGACCCGCGACGCGACGCCGTAGCGATGGCCGGACCCCCGGCCGGCGAGGTCCTGGGCGCCGTCGAAACGCGACGCGCGCTCCGACGGATGGCGGCCGATCTGGACGATCCAGCGACGCCACACAAGGCGGCCGACCTGGTCCTAGCACGCGCGGACGAGCTCGTGCCGCGTGTCTCGGGCGATCTCGCGTCGACGCTCCGCGTAGTCGAGGTCGAGCACGGCGCGGACGTCGTCGCCGGCTCGCCGCTCGTGCCCTATGCGGGCGTGATTCAGTACGGCTGGCCGGCCCGCGGGATCGCCGCGCAGCCGTACCTGACCGACGGCCTGGCGCAGCGGGCCGAGGCGATCCACGACGTATACGCTGACCGTATCGGCGACCTGGTCGAGCGCGTCGGCCGGGAGTCCTAGCGATGCACGGAGGCCCCACCAATGGACACGGACCCGGAGCTGGACTGGTCGAGCCTGACGATCGACCTAAACGAGATCACGATCGGCGAAATGGCGGCGATCGAGGCGGCATCGGGCCAAGACTTTATGAAGCTCTTGACGGCGGGCAAAGCGAGCCGGCGCCTGATCGCGCTGTATCTGCGCGAGTGCAAGAGCTCCGGGCCGCGGCGCTCATGGTCCGAGCTCTCGAACCTACGCCCGCTCGCCGGTGGGTCCTTGGGCTCGCCGTCGCGACTGGCTGGCCGCCGAGCGAGTGCGAGCGATTGACGATCGGCGACGTCCTCTATATCGACAAACTCCGAAGGGCTCGACGTGGCGCGCGGCGATAGCGAGATCCGCGTCAAGATCATTGGCGATGCCGCGTCGCTGAAAGGCGCCCTAGCGACCGCTGATCAGTCGATCGGTGGATTCGCGCTGAAAGCCGGCGGCGCCCTGCTCGCGCTGGGCGCCGTCAAGCAAGGGTTCGAATTCGTCGGCGACAGTCTCGGCGAGGCGGACCGGCTCGGCGACGCCATGACCCGCCTAGAGCTCCAGCTAGGCGGGCCCCTGGCCGCCGACCTAGCCTCGACGGCCGACGATTTCAGCAAGCTCGGTCAGTCGAAACAGGACGTCCTAGAACTAGAGGCGGCATTCGCCGACGTCGCGACGACGCTAGGCATCGCCGATCCGACGATCGCCGATCTCGCCGATAACGTCGTCGCGACCGCGGCCGCTGTCGCGCTGCTCGGCGATCAGAAACCGGATCAGGTCGTAGATCTGATCGGCAAGGCGGCCGGCGGGTCGGAGCGCGCGGCGAAGGAACTAGGCGTGACGCTGCTCGATGGCGTCGACGCGACCGGCCAATTGACCAGCATCCTGGCCCAGCTAAAGCCGAAGCTGGACGAGGCGACGACGTCGACCCAGGATCTAGAGGGCGCGCAGGGCGAATGGGACGCCAAGATCGAGACGCTACAGGCATCGCTAGGCGAAAAATTGGCGCCGGCGCTGGCAAGCGTGCTCGGATTCCTGAATGACGAGATCGACGCGATCCCTGGCGCGATCAAGGGCTATGAAATGCTCGCCGATGCCATCGTCGGCACCTTCGAGCAGATCCTCTCCCCGATCGCTCGCGCTCGCGACGCCGTCGAGGGATTCCTAAACCTACTCGGCCAAGCGACCGGCGCCGGCGGCGGAGCCTCGAATGCGATTGACGAGATCGACGTCGGGCGGGCCCTGACGAACGCACAGGAGCGCAACAACCTACAGCGCTCGATGGGCGGCCCGTAGCGTGACGTCGATCGTTCAGTCAGTCATCGGCGCGTACCAGGGCGGACACAGTCGGATCACGGAGAACTACCCGACGACGCCGACCCCTGGGAATCAGCTAATCGCGCTCCTGTTCAGTGAAGAGACGCCGACCGGGTCCGCGATCGACAGTGACGGCTGGGTCGAGCTCTGCGCGGCGTCGCCGTCCTTCGGCGATACCGTCTCGATTTGGGCCAAGGTCGCCGAGGCGTCGGAGCCGACGGCCGTATCGAGTGGCGACCCAGGGACCACCGGACAGCGGGCACTCCACCTCTTCGAGCTCGATGGCCTAGTCGATACGTACGGGACGGCGACCGATTCGTCGCCAGGGACCACGACCGGCCCGACCCTGACGGCGAGTGACGACGGAATCCTGATCGCGGGCATGGTCGGGCGAAATCAGATCTACGTCGGCCTGGCGGTATTCACTGGCGCGTCGCCCCTGACCGCCGACGGCGCGGCGCAGAAGGCCGGCAGGATGCACAAATGGTCCGCTCACCATAGCGTGACCACCTCGACGTCCTATACGCCGACGGTCACGGTCACCGGCGACCCGCTGACCAACGGCTCGGCGATCGCAGCCGTCATCGTGTCGGGCGAGCCGGAAGATATCGAGATCCCGGTTCCGCCGGCTGACCCTGGCGTTGACGTGCCGTATGTCCCTCCGGAGCCGGCCGGCGCGCTTTTGGAGATCCGCGCGACGACGCCAGGCGCGGCCCGCTGGGATATCGCGCTGTGGGATGAGGCGATATGGGCCGCGGCCGCCTGGCAGGACGTGACGCCACAAGGGATCACGGCGCTCATTCGCTGGGGCTCGACCCGGCCTGAGCTCGGCATTCTGTCGCAGCCGTCGGCCGGGACCTGGGCGGTCACGCTCCACGATCCCGAGCGGCTACTCGACCCTGCCAACAGCGATACGCCGTACGTCGGCGACCTGGTCCCTGGCCTGCCCATTCGTCTATCGCATCGGGGCGTCGTGGTCCGAACCGGGATCGTGGAATCCATCGGCTACCAGTACAAAGCCGAGGCCGGCTACATCCGAGCGACCGACAATCAGTCGACCCTAGCCCGCGCGGCCGTCCCGTCAGACTCCGAGCTCGGCGATACGCTCCGCGCTCGGGCCCGTGACGCGATCGTGGCGGCCGATTTGTCGATCGAGGTCGAGCCGGATCCGCCGGCGGGTGACCCGGCTCTCGTGCCCTGGGAAGCAGGCACCGACCGTACCGCCTGGGAATGGATCGCCGATGCCGCGCAATCCGTCCTTCACGTGCCCTACATCGACCGCAACGGTAGTCTTGGGTTCCGGGCCTGGTCGGCGCCCCTGACGCGCGGCCGAACGCTCGACTCGTCAGAGCTCATCGAGCTCCAAGCGATCGCCGCGCCTGGCGGGCTCTACAGCGTCATCGAGGCGCAACCGGAGGACCCGGACGATCCTCGCATCGTCCGGCGACTGACGCCATCGCCCCGCTACGGCGCCCGAACATTTGTTCGGGACGAGCCGACCCCTGACGCGCCCGCCTGGGCGGAGGCGGTGCTCGCCGACCGGGCCCTACCTGGGATCCGCTGGGTCCCTGGCGACCTGCTCCCCTCGACCGCCGACTCGGTCGAGCTCCTGGCACTCATCGAGGCGGTCGAGCTCGTGTCGATCTCGGTTCCGGAGGTCGATCCCGTGATTGAGGTTGGCGCGATCGTCGTCGGCGGCGAGATCACTGTTCGCGGACGGCGCGACCTGGCGGCCGCCTGGGGGTTTAGCTTTGAGGCGGCCCAGGCGCCGGCCCCTCCGTTAGTGGTCGATGATTCAGATCCGCCAGAATTCCTATTGAGCGAGGCGGCCGATGAATTCCTGTATCCCGGCTAGGAGGGCGGACAGATGACCGTCGCGAGTGACAATCCATTCCCCTCGATCCTGCTAGTCGAGGGTGACCCTGAGGCCCTAGCCGAGAATCCGGCGAGCGGCCAACGGCGCCTGGCCGTCGGGACCGATCACGTCCTGTACCTGGTCGATGACGCCGGTGACGCTACGGCCGTCGGCGGCGGTTTCAGTGGCGACGCCGGCGACGTGCCATTCACGCCGGCGGCCGGGATCGCGGCGACTGACGTACAGGCGGCGATCGTGGAAGATGCCGGCGACCTGGCCGCGCACCTCGCGGATTCGTCAGACGCGCATGACGCATCCGCGATCTCGATCGCCGATGCCGGGTCGCTCTTCACCGCTACCGACGTCGAGGCGGCCCTACAGGAGATCGGCGCGTCGGCGTCGCCGTATTTCCCTCCCGCCCTGAGCGGCGACTCTAAAGCCTACGGAGCATCCGGTACGTCGCTCGCCGTCACGACGCCCGCCTACAGTGTCGGCGCAACACTAGTCGCTTGCGTCATGGCGACCGGCCGCGGCGCAAACTCGATCACGCAGACTAACGTGACCTGGACGAGCCGGTACGCGGGCAATGCCCAGGGCCAATACATCGAGGTTTGGACCGGCGTTGTCGCCGGCGGAGCGGCCGGCACGACGGCGACGTTCGCATTCACGGGATCGAACAAGCAACAGTGTCAGGTATTCGAGCTCGTCGGCGTCTCGGCCCTGACCGCGGCGAGCCTGATCGGCTCGCTCGCATCGAGCTCGGGGACGACGCGCATCGACCTTGCGGCGACTGGCGCGACCGCCGGCGACCTGGTCCTGTGGATCGTCTCGGCGAATAGCCCCTCGACCAGCTATCAGAATCTCAACGTGCCATTCACGGCGACCGTCACCGGCCTAGAGGGCGCCGGCCGCGTCGCCGTGTTGCGCGTGCCGCGCGGCTTGACCCTACAGGGCTGGGCGCAGAATTCGAGCTCGGTCGCGACCGTGACCGGCTATATCAAGGTCAGCTAGCAAGCGAGGGAAGCGACCATGCCGGCACCATCCCGTCCGGTCAGTGGCGAGGCGATCGCGACCGACTGGGGCCAGGAGATCCACGATCGTACATTCAGTCCGAAGGGATGCCGCGTGCACGGCGGTAGCGTCTCGATGGGCGCAACCGCGCACTCGCTCAAAATCCTCGATCTCTCTAGCGTCGATGACGATCCCGGCGGTTGGCTCGACGCGGCAAATGACCGGCTCGAAGTCCCGGCCGATGCCGGCGGGATCTACACCGTCGCGTGCCTGGTCCGGTCCGGCTCCGGAGTAGACGGCGAGCTCATCCGGGCATTCGTCTACGTCAACGGCTCCGAGGCGACGCGGGCCCTGGAATCGTGCGAGACAGGCGTAGAGATCACCATCGCGCTCGGCGCGGCCCTACACTTGGCCCTGTCGCCGGGTGACCTGATCACGATTCGCTCCTACCGCGTCGCCGGGACGGGCGCGACGCCGTCCTGCTCCGTGCACGGCCTGTCCCTCATCCGGCTCTGTGACGAATACGGAGCATGACCGAGCGACGCGCCGAGGACCCGCTACCGCAAGCCGAGCGACGCGCGGCGGCCGCCGATCAGCTAGCCGCGCTAGAGGGCGTGCGCCAGGAGGTCGCCGGACTGCGCGACGACGTCCGGGAGGACGCGCGTGAGCTCCGAGCGGAGCTCCGCGCGTCGCTGGAAGCGTTCGCACTCGCGCACGGTCGCGAGCATCAGGCCGAATCGGCGCACCTATCGGGCCTGGTCGATGATGCGGCCCGCGATCATGCCCGTTTCGACGCCTTCATTCGCAACGCCGAGCTCGCCCAGGCCCGCCGGGATGGCACGCTCGGAGTGTTCCGATTCGTGGTCGAGCTCCTGGGGCGATACTACCGACCCATCGGAGCGCTCATTATGACGCTCGGGATGATCGTCGCCGCGGCGACCGGGGCCCTGACGATCTCTATCGGCATCCGGTGATCTACGTTCCCTCCTACATTGACGAAGGGCCGGCGCGGGGCCCGCGGGCGGCCCTGCTCTGGCATATGGCGGAGGGCGGCGGGACGGTCGCCTACCTGTCGAAACCGAATCCGCATGGCGTGTCGGTGCATTTCGTCGTAGAGCGCTCGGGCCGCCTGGTACAGATGTTGCCGCTCGACCATATGCATACCTCGATACGGACGACGGCGATACGGCGGACCGACGACGCTCCGTACCAGTGGCACGGCGAGGCCGTGACCTACGGCCGGACCGCGGCCAAGCGAGCGCTGGGGCCCTGGGCTGACACAGTGTCAACCGGCGGCCCGAATCATGCGACGATCGCTGTCGAGGCTGAGGGATTTGCGGCGACCGGCCCGAACGATGACCAGGCTAGCGCGATCGCGTCGCTCGCGACCATGCTCGCGCTACCGGCCGCGCTCGGTCATCGAGATTTCGCGAGTTACAAAGCGTGTCCGGGTCATCAGTTTCCCTGGCATCTGGCCGGCGGACACGGTCAGGGCCCTAGTTCGGAGGATGACGCCATGCTCACTCCTGGCCGCCTGATCTACCTACAGGCGGTCCGCCCAACGGTCGGAGCGCCGATCAGGCGTGCGACCCAGCTTGACGCGCCACTGGTCCGCCTGGCGCGGCCGGGTGACCAATTCCCCAGGCTCGGCGACGATGGCGCGTGGTTCGCCGTCCGCATCCCTGGCAATGAGGTTGCCTACATCCTTCACACCGACGGCGTCGTGGTCGACACTCCACCGCCGACCGTCGATGCCCTGGCCGAAGCGACCAGGCGTCTGGCGGCTATCGAAGCAATCGCATCAGGAGGACAGATCCCGTGAAGATCAGCAATGGGCAGTGGCGAACGATCCTAGGCGTCCTGGCCGCCGTCTGCGCCTACCTACTCGCGACCGACCTTCATCCCGACGTCGTCCTGCCGCCGGTCGCGTCGCTCGTGCTCGGCGCGATCCTGGTCGCGCTGGCCGCGATCAAGGTCCCGGAGGAAGGCACCGGCGCCTGATTCGGGGAGAGTGTCGGTACCCTTCACCATACGGTGAGACGCGGCCACTAGGCTAGCGTCTCACCGTATCCGTCGACAGACGTACTGGGTACCGACACTCTATTTCAGGCTTGACAACCGCTCGGCTCCGCGCCTATCGTGCCGTCCCTGGCCGCCGGTGCGACGCGCTAGGGATCGGGTCGATCGCAAGTCTCCCCGGTCCTGAAACCGCCGAGCATCCGGCCAGGTAGCTACCACAAGGGAGACTTGCGATGACGGAGCCGACAGGGATCGCACCATCGCCCGAGCGGACGACGCCGGCGGCACAGTCAACGATCGGCGAGACGCGCCTATGCGGCTCGTGCGCGACGCTCATCCGGTACCACCCGACGGAGCAGGTATGGCGCCATGCCGCGCTGGGGTTCGATCACGCGCCAGAGCTCGCCGGATCATGGGCGCCCCGCGGCCGCTGCGAAGATCCGTCGTGCGAATTGCACAACATCCTCGATCGTCCACTCGGCGACACGGAGCGCGATCCCGTGATCGTGACCGAATCCGAGCTCCGTCTCTTGGATGGCAACCGTTGACGCGCTCCGAGCTCGACCAGGCCGCGCGCGACGCGGCGAGCGGCGTCTACGTGCGGTCGGTCCGCCAGGCGCGGCCGCCTGGCCGGGTCGATTGGCTCGCCGTCGCCGGGTGCGCGCTCATGGTCGCCGGCATTGTCGTGGTGGCCGCGGTCCTATGGGTCGCTGTCGCCGTCGCCATCGTTCTGTTCGGATGAACCGAGCCGCACGACGGACGCCGGCCGGACGGGCGGCGCTCCGCGGACCGACCCCCTGGCATGGTCGACGCGGCGTCGTCGTCCTGGGCCCCACCGAGGACCGCGTGGCGCGGTACCTCGACCATATGACGCGGCATGGCCGCGTTACCCTCCGAACGCTCGATGTAGTCGGGCGGCTTGCAATCGAGCGTTCGGAGGTGTATCGGATCACCCGTCGCCTACGGGTCCTGGGCCTGTTCGGGATCGAGAATGACCAGGGCGGGACGCGAGGTGGTCGGCGCTACTGGCGTACCGAGATCCAGCATGACGGCGCCGAGCTCGACCGTACGCGCCATCGCGACGCATGGGCCCGCGTCGTCGGATGGTGTCGCGCGACGTCCGGTCGAGTGGCGGCGGCCGCGGCCGCACGGCGGCCCATTCATGCGGCGTCGGCCCTGGGCCCGCACACCCTGGGGCCGGCGCTCGCCGCGATCGCGGGTCCGAGCTATCTCCCCCCTGGCTCGGGCCCGCCGTCGCGCACGTTCGCCGAGCTCATGCGTGCCGCCGGCCTGGGCCCGCTCATGGATGAATGGAGGGTCGCCCGATGAACGAGCAGATTCGCGAGCTCGTGCATATCGCCGCTGACACGTTGCCAGTCTGGCGCGATGGCGTCGTGGTCCTGCTCGCGCTCCTGGTCATCGGGCTCCTGGCCCTGGCCGCGGTCGCCTACGGCTGGGGCGAGTAGGGTGGTCATCGTGGTCATGCCCGAGCGGTACGGCCTGCCAGGCGTCCCGTCCGAGCGGGTCCTCTGCTCTCGATGCGGGGCGACGTGTTGGCTATCGAGGCGCGCGACGATCGAGCCTGACGATCAGATCGCATGTATGAAATGCGCGATCTATTGGCTCCGTCCGAGCGACACGATCACACCGGCCCCCTGGGTCATCGAGGATCTAGCGGACGCCATCGTGCGGTCAGGAGTGACCGGGCCCCGCGCCGATCCCGACCCGGTAGCGTGAGACGCGCCGAGCCGAGCGACCGATACGGCGGACCAGCCGCCGGCTCGATGCTCCACCGTGGCGGCCATCGCCTACGCCTCGCGCGTCGCCTAGTCGTCCAGCGCGACGGGGCCATCTGTCGCCGCTGTGGCCGGCCCATCGACCTGTCCCTAACCGGGCTCGAACCACTCGGCCTGACGCTCGGTCACATCGTCGCCGTCAAGCGAGGCGGGACGGACGAGCTAGCGAACCTCGCGCCTGAGCACCGCGCCTGTAACCTCGCGGCCGGCGCCGGCGCCCCGGCCGCGCGGCTCGCGACCCCACCCGCCCTTTTAGGATCGGCCCGCTGTGCGCGCAGGACCCTTCGCGCACGGAACGGTGCCCAAAC